ATGCGCTTGATACGGTGTGAAGTACCTACGCCCTTCTTGCGAGGAATACGGTTACGAAGAGGTGTTGGGCGAGGTGTAAGTAACTTCGCTGGTGCTTCGAGATCGAAGGCGGCGAAAGATGTTGAAAGTGGAGATGTAAGCGAAATGTCCTTCTGAACATCCTGCAATGCAAGACGCTGAGAAGCAATCGCGTTGTTAAGTCCAGCAAGTGCATCAGGTGAAAGTGACTTCTGTGAAGCAAGTGCTTCGAGAGCCGCAGTTGGATCCTGTGCAGGTGTAAGACCATTTGTGTTTGGTAGTGAGAAGGACTTGTTCAGTTCTCCCTGAAATTCGTCCATGCGCTTCGCGGCTTTCTTTGGCGAATCAACATCGCTAAAGAGGTCGGAAGCCTTAGGTGCTTGTAGCGCCATTTAAGGTATTTCCTTTCGAGTGGGTTTATTCTTCGCTTACAGTTCCGCCAGCCTTAGAGAGATATTCCTTCTCTAGAGCCTTGTAACCTTTAGCGAGAATTGGGTCTGATGTCGCTGATGCCTTTAGGCGATATTCAGCGGCTTTGATGAGTAGTTCATTTGAATCGTTTACCACGACACGACCAGTGCGCTTAGGGCCACCAGCAAGTGCCGCAGATTTAGCAATTACGAGTTCTGATTCAAGAGCTACCACCTTCTCCTCAGCCGCCTTTAATGCGGCGAGTTGTTCGGCGATCTCAGCCTTGACTGTTTCAGACGCACTCTTTACTGCCTTCTCGATGATCGAAGTCACGGACTTCTCACCGAGAATATCTTTTACTTCTTCCTCGATCTTTTCTTCGATCTTTTCGATTTCTTCCTTGACTTCCTCAACGACTGATTCAGGCTTAGCCTCATCAGCTGGAGTTTCGACAGGAGCATCGGCTGGAGTTTCTGCATCGGCTGACTTAACTGAGCCTGCATTCTGCTCCGGGGTTACGATTGTTGCGGTTGAGACATTGGCAGTTGTGCGGATTCCGCCGTTGTTTCCCGGAATCTGAACTACGGTCTTACCGTGATCATCGCCGACTGCGCCACATCCGCATTGTAGGCACTTACCTACGAACGCAGACTTAGCAGACATCTTTGTGCAACCCTTACAGACATCATCGTCGCATCCGCCGTCGTCTTGGCAAGCGGCGCAACCATCGCAGTCGCAGTCTTTAGATGACATTTCAGCTGCGAGATTGATCATTGACGCATCAGTAGCCATTGCTTCGCCCTCTTCGACTTCACCATCGTGCCAGTTGAAAAGGTGCTTTAGGGCTGATAGGAGCGTGTCAATATCTTCGCGCTCATCTGAATCATCTTCGCCCATCTCTGTGGCTTCGGTGATAATAAGTTGAACTAGAGCCTTACGAGCGGCATCGTAAGATGCTTGGTCGAACTTGACCAACCCACCGTTTGTCGCCTTGTCGTGCATCTCTAGGATTGTGTCGATTACTGGTGATTTCTTCACATTCCATCCTTCCGGTAGTTGGTCGATCGCACCTAATGCGCGAGCGCGTGTAATTATATGCTCTTTTACTTTCTCTTTGTCTTTCGCGCGACCAAATGCCTGAATTGCATTTTTAAGATCGGCAACAGTTTTGATTGGGTATGAACCGTCAGGCAAAGCCAAGCCTTGATCTGCAAGTTGTTCACGCTCTTTAGGTGAAACTACGCGCTTTTCAGTTGCCTCTTCAACGGCTTCGATCTCAACGAGTTCTTCGACCTGAATCAAATTTGGCTCGCCTTCAACGCTCTTAGCAAGCATGAGCTTGGCATTTGGATTGGCAGGGCGATCGACGAGTGAGACCTCAACGATCTGTCCGTCGATGATGCGACCGTTAGCCGCCTTCTGATCGCGAACGACACGCGGTGACTTGATGCCGATTGAGAAGCCTTTAAGTACGCCTGACTCAACTTTCTTGACGCTTACTGGGTCAACGACGAGAACTGAGATGTAGTGACCGTCTGCCTTCGCTTCATACTCTTTCGCTACTCCTGCGGCGATTGAAGAATGTTGCTCACGAATGTTTCCGCCGGTCTTGAACCATTGAGGCATTGCAGCTGAGAGCCAAGCGTCGTCGCAGATTTGTTGATCAATGTCCAAAGAGTCATCAGTTGCTTTTCCATAGACGAGAAGTGATCCATCCTCTTGCTTTTCTTGCTTGATAATCGCGGCATATGAATTAGCGAAGTCGTTGGTCATTGTTGCTTTCTCCTTGTTGAATTTAGATGCGACACTTTCAGCCCAAGATTTTCCAGCATCCCCGCCCCACGCATCCCAAGCGACGCGACCGGGTGACGGAAATCCTTTTTCACCTTGATTAAATCCTTCCGCTTGCTTATCAACTTCGTGACGAGCGAAGAAGCTCACCATGCGGTTGATCGTATCTTTCGATACTGCATTGCGACCTGCTAGTTGAGAAGCGCGAGCGCGACCCGTATCTGTAAAACCCCCGCCAGCGTGACCGTCAGAAATCCAACCGAGCGCGCGTTTAGCGGCTTCGGCTACACCTGCGGGCGGAACGAAAGTGTCACTCATATTTAATTTTTAGGCTGAATAGACAACTGTGACTGCGCCTGATGCAGTTCCTGCGGCTGATACTGCATAAACGGATTCATTGCCGTGCATCCAAAGTTGAAGAGATGCAGTTGTGCCAATTCTTAACCCGACAGTTGGATTTGTTGCAGTAACGGCAGAATCGCCAACATAAATTGCGTTTGAATCATTGTTGTAAATCTGAACTGCGACATAACCCACGCCATTTGGCAAAGTCAAAATAGGTGTTGGTGTTGTTCCGACTGTGATGTTGTCGTGATGTAGAGCCATTGGATTCCTTCTCTCGGATTATCGTTTAATTGTAATGCTTTTATTCTTCGGATGCTTGATCGCTTGCGTTGACTTCATCCAAAGATTCTTGCGAAGGCTCAGGCGGTACGCCCATTGTTGAGCAACGACAGTTTGGGTGAACTGGAATATCATCCGCCGTCAAGCCATTGCTGAATTCGCCATCGACATCCGTAATCTCTCCATCGATGTCACATTCTTCATCATCAGGGTCGGCTGATACCCATTGAATCTGATCAACGCCTAGAGCTGCATAAGAGTCAACTGCGGCGGCGTTAGCGGCTCGCGAGCCTTCTGTGAGAGCAATCGTCAAAGATCGTTCAGGCGTAGAAAGTGAGTCTTCGATCATTGAAGCCAGTTTTGTAGGGCTTGCTCCAATAGCGAAGCCGTCTGCCAACTTTGAGCCCAGTAGGTCATAACTTGATTTTTTCATATCAAGCGACTTGATCTTCACATCGCCCAGTAGTTTCTGTAATCCACCCGGCGGTCTTACAAGGGCTTCAGTCGCTTTATTGCCCGGCACCCAAGTTTCCCAGTTGACTGCGTTCTCTAAGACTTTAGTCGCCCATCCCATTGAGTCCCAGTTGTGAACAGGTTTCTTTTCGGCTTTACGCAAGCGCATTGCTTTACCCATAGCGTCATAAGTCGAAGCAACGCCCGTCACATACATATCTGCGTAATGTTGACGCAAGGCTGACTCTAGAGCCGTGTGATCAAGGGTGACATTGTGCATCGCCCATGCTCTAGCCCTAGCGCGATCCTGAGAGATGAACTCAGTTACTTCAGGGTGCGTATGCAAGTAGCCAGCGACGACATCGTTGGCATTCACGCTTTTTTTAAGCGCAGCTCGAATCTTTACTGCCGCTTTCTCAGCGATGCGCCCATCGACTTGATGAACGCCGAGCGTCATTGCAGATAAGCCTTTGCTAGTGACTTCGCGGTATCCATATCCCCGTCAAAGTAGCAACGATTGAGAGCATCTCCCACGATTGGGTCTAAGGCTTTGAACTCAAACTGACGAGCGCGCTTACCCTTGCTTGCCCATTTGAGAAACGCTTTGACTTCTGCGCTCGCTTCCTTAGCCATATCGGGAGTACCAAGCCACACGGGAGCTTGATCCATTCCTAGAAGCCACATTGCGAAGAGGCGGTGATGTCCGTCAATGATGATCTTCTTGTCGCCGTCATCGTAAACAAGTGGATAGCCACGATACGGAGTCAAGGCTTGACCCATCGACTCAATATGATCAGCAACATTCTCGCGGTTTAGCCCTGTGTTTGTGCCATACAGTTCTTTGATGTTGACGAGTGTTAGTTCGGCTTTAGTCCATACATCAGGATTGACGATGTAATTGCCTTCGACAGTATCAACAATCGGCCAAGGGCTTTCAACCGAGTTAGCCAACTGTTTAGGGCTATCTGATACTGGATGCTCAGCGGCTTCATTAGGCAAGATTGCCAAGCGTGAGAGCGCATCCTTGACTTCAGCCTTAGACGGTACGCCAGCCTTTTCAAAATCAGGCGTTTCAGAGTTTCGTACATTTTCTGTTGGGTTTTGTACGGAATCTGTTGGTGCTTCAACCGCTGGCTTCTCCTGAGTAGGTTCAACCGGAGCAAGCGGATCGACATCATCTGAGACATTTTCAACGCCCGCAATCGGAGCTGCGGCGTTTACGATTCCTTCAGGTGAGAATAGATATACGCCATTACCCGCAACGAGAATTGGCTGATCAGCCGCAGGTGTGTCGAGAAGTGGCAAGCCCAACTCTGAGCGACGCTCGTTGATTGTCTTAGTTCCACCACGAAGTTCGAGATCAGATTTCTTCGCTTCTTGCTCATTGTCGCGCATTTCTTGAACCATAAACTTGAATTCAAGTTCGCGTGGCATACCAAGATATGTGTACGAGATGTTTGTAATCATCTTAGAAATCCATTGAGCAAGCGGAGCGACACCGATTGACTGAGCCGCTTCCGCTTCTCCCTGTTGGTGCCCGGATGCACCGAGTCCGCCTTTTTGGCTGAATCCAATTTCTGTTGGCAATACGCCGAAGTGACCGGTAATAGAAGTAATCAGATACTCGTCAAGATTTGACTTGAACTTCTCGCCGTAACCTTCATAGAACTGTGGCTTTAGTCCCGCTGGCAAGATGAGGGCGCGCTTGCGTTGTTCGGTTTGACCAGCGAGGTTGTCGTTAATGATGTTTTCGTATTGCTTCATTACGAGTGGGTCGTTACCGAAGTCTGCATCAGATGTAAGCATCATCTCAGGGCTAACGCCGTCTGTGTATTCAGCGCGAAGCCATTGCTGACGACGCAAGTAAAGATCGGCTAGTGGCAGACAACGCTCGACTGGCGATGAGCCGTATGCTGAGTTAGCGCGACGATTACGAATGAAGTACGAAAGATCATCTGATGTGAATTCGCCATCTGCGTTGACATCGTCTGAGTTCGCTTGGAATTCTGAGCGAGGGAAGCCGTAGAGAATCTGTTGGTAAGCAACCTGCGGTGGCATTGGGCGCATTCCGCGATCGTCAAGCATTGGCTTGATTGTTGAGCCATCAAGAATTTGGAAGCCGTATAAATCTCCGCCGACTGTGCGCTGAGGCCAAATAGCCCACGCATCAAGAACGAGGATTTCTTCAAGCGACATCATCATCCAGTCGATGAAGGTCAAGCCATTAGCGCGATCAGGATTTTCCCAAAATGTGCGCAAGCGATAAATCTCATCTGAGAACTTTGAGCGAGCCTGACTCATTGCGCGAGTGTGATCGCCACC